ATGCAAAGTAAAAAAACAGAAAATGCGGAATACTGGCCAAAATTTGTTGATTTAATTACCCAGGATAATAAATACCTGGACTATTTTCCCGATCACGGATTTTTAGATGAAGTCCCCGATAAAGAAAAAGTATTAACCTGGTTAGCTGAAGATTATAAAACCGCATTAAAAATACTTAAGCCTTTGATGCTAAGCAGCCAACATAAACGACTTGCATCCAAGTATGCCAATTATAAATACAATAAAAAAAACCAGCGCAGCACCTTTACGATTAATGAAGTCACTATTAGCCGCTTATCCAAACTGCTAAAGTTACATGGATTAGACAATTATAACGAGCTAGTTGAATATTTAACTCAGCCAGACCAATCAACTCAAGATTTACTTAAACAATTTACAAATGAAAACCCAAAGTCAGGGCTTAGTTTAGAAGCCTCATTTTCCGTATTTTTAAAAAAGTTACAGGCAGAGCAATCATCTTTAATCAAAACCATGATACAGGATGTTTATATGCAAGCCTGGAAAGATTGTTTAAAAAGTTCAGGCTCACATGTTGAGATGGAAAAGAGTTTGAACTCTAAAATCAATCAAATATTCAAATAATGCATGATATATAAAATTAGAATCTCATATTGAGACTCTAAATCTTATATAAATAACGTTTTAGAATACTCCTATATTATTGATATCTATGTACTTAACTCTAAAATAAAGCTCATAATGTAGAGTATGAATCCTGAGCATGATCCATACTCTAGACTTAATTTTTAACTTTAAATGGTCTCATTTTGGGGATGGAAGGGCTCTAAAATATTGATTTTATACAGCTTTAGCATCTCCCTTGCATGTCTGTAAAATGTTTCTTTAGACATCACATAATAAGGCTTCAAGCCCATTCGCCAGACTAGATATGTCCCTCGATATCTAGCATGCATATTCAAAATAAAAAGCTGTTCTTTTACGTCTAATTGAATGTTTTCTAGCATAGTTTCATATTTTCCTTAATTTCTATTAATATGTCTATGCAAATCAATTACTTATCTCCAATGTAAAAAATATTAAATATTTTTTCAAGTTATTTTAATGACCGCCAGTCTTACTAACTCTTTATTTTGTACGAATTTTATACGACTCGAGCCAAAAAGCGACAAATTTGTCGCAAGGTTGGAGTATTATAGTTACTCCAACCTAAAAAAACACTTATCCCCAGAATCTGTGCATATCTTTTGTATAGTTCGCGACCGATAGAGCGCCATGCCTTACGGAAGATAATTTCGTAAAGTAAAATGACGGTTTCCAATTTCTTGACGGGCTTCGCCCTAAAATCGGACCCTCCGAAATTTTCCTTGACTAAATTCCTATCCTTCAGGCCAACACGTAAACGTGTTGTTAAGCGCGGGGCTTTCCCAGCAAGCTGGGCCCAGCACTTAACAAACCTTTACTTAATGGCTATGAGGAATATTTAAAATGAGCGATTTTATAAAATACGATATTGAACTGGAAAAAGGCGTTATTAGATTTATTGAACCTATGGAACATGACAAAGCTCCAGCATTCACGTTTACTTTCGATACTATTCTAATTCCTTTTGAATATTGCAAAATTATAGAGGTTAGCAGATTTTTGGGTACTAAATGCGAATTGATGATTAAGGAACAAAGGGTTGCAATCTTTAGTATCAAAAGTGGTGAAGCTGATAAGGTTGCAAATTTTTTACATAAATGTGTAATAGAATTTAATAAGGTTACAGGTGAAAAGGTGTCGCCATGCAGAGGAATAAGACAATACATTTATTAAAAATATTTTTTTAATTAGTCGTCATCAGTGACAGGGGGTTATATGAAAAGTCGTAACCAAAGATACGAGGCGAAAAAACGAGCAGACGGTTTAACAAAAATTACTATTTGGGTTCCGGCTTCGGCCGAACCTGAGTTTAAATCGATGGCTGATTTTTGTAGTGAAAATAGGGAATGTGCGCCTTTTATGGTTCGCAGTTCTAAAACTGGTAAATTTAAAAAGGGGATTTGAAAGATGGATGCTTTTGAGTGTTTTTGCAGAATGTGTCCGCCTGAAATGTTGATTAAACAGTTTTTGGCAGGATTGGTATTTGTGGTATTTGGATTATTGGTGGGAAGCGTTACAACTTTTTGGACTGGCTTTCCAATTCAAGTTTTTGGTTTTTTGTTTTGGGTTTACATTATTTTCATTGTTGTTAAGAGCGTTTACGTTGCTGAAGCAATGAGAGAAGAGGACTAGGTGGTAATTATGGCTTATACATTACGATGCAATCAAGAGCAGGAAGAAGATATACAGAAAGTGGTAGAGCTTACATACAGTAAGACGGTATCTAATGCTATTCATAAAGTTGTGATGAGATACCCTAGTCTGGTTAAGCAGAACGAGACGTTAATGAGGGAACTATCTGATTTGCAGAAAGAGTATGATGAACTGCTGAGAACGGTAAAAACTAAAATCGAGAACGATGCTATGTTAACAAAACTGGCCGAATCGGATTTTAAAATTAAAAGACCAGAGTGGTATTAGACTGGATGATTGCAAAAAAGTATTTAAACCTGACCTTCAGCTCGAATTTTTGCAATCATTTTTTAATTGAAGTTGCAGCTGAAGAGGAGTGAAATGCAATCATTTTTACCTTCAGTAGTTCCCGTTCCTGAGCGGCCACGAATTCAAAGTGCATCTTTATCAGACTTGAGCCAGTTCCCACCCTCATGACCACCCACGTTATTTTGTTGCGTCCTCCAGCTATGGCGCTCAGACTTCGCGCCTACGCTGTCGGACTTACAAAATACTTAGATTATCCGGAATTTTTGGTTTATCCGTTTTATCTTCTTCTACTGGCTTTTGAATCTCGTTAGGCTGGCAGGGTATTAATACCTTTTTGTCATCGGAAATCAGGACGACAAGGCATTCATTAATAAGCTTGGCTGTTATTCCGAATATTTTTAAATCGTCTGAGCTGATAGAGAATTCTGTTTCATCTTGTTTGAGCGTGAAAAAATAATCTCTATCTACAGCAATTTTATTTTCGTAGATTGTCTGATAACCGTTGAAGTAAATTTTTTCAGCGTTGTAAGGCAGGTCTAAAGGAATAGATTCATCATAATAAATCTGCTCGCTGTCATTACTACCATTATCAGAATTATTATTTTTAACCACTTGAAGATTATTTTCACTGGTTTTCGTATCAGCTTCCAAATTATCCGAACTGGGTATTTCATCAGGCGAAATAAATTTCGTGTATGTGAAATATGAGACGTAACAGATTGCGAGGACTGCGAGCGATAGCATGAAGATGAATCGCGCTCCGAACATGTTTCGCTCGACTTTTTGTGTGTGTTGGCCTGTTCTTGTGCTTTTATAAAGCCTGAAAACGGTTTTCGGAATTTTTGGGAAACTGGTTTGGTCTTTGCCATTGGCTACGCCTCCGTTTGTTTGTGGTGGATGGCTTAGAACGCGTGGTCTGCGTTTATAATAGGGTATAAACTTGCCAACACTGTCTTTGCTTCGATGGTGGAATGCAGTTTGTAGAACGCCCCGAACGTCTTTATTTAACTGTCGTATATCTGGAGTACATAAAATAATATCCCAGTTATAGTGACGATGTTTCATAAACGATTCTTTGAAGTTTTGCGGGTATCGTGCATAGCCGTTTTCGTCATACAAGCCATAACCTAAATCGTCCCGAGTTTCTTCCATTTCTTTATCATCTTTGCATCGGTATTTTTCAAGCTGTGACTGATAGGTTTGAATGACTTTAGGTGGTAATACTTTTTCATATTCTGATATAGGTAAAAGATCATACTTTTCGTCATCGGCTTTAAAGGTTCTATCATTCGGATAAATGTTTTGAACTTCATCTAGTATTAATAATGAACCAATAGGGAGCCAATGAAACCAGCGCCTCAGAACTGCTAAAGGTTCAGCATAGTCGGTATTAATTCGAATAATATCCGCTGAATCAGGAAATTTTTCGTTTAACGTTTTTTCAATGCCTGCTTTATCTTTTAAGCCTTGGATGTTTGTTACAACTATCCGGCCGTCTCTTAGAGCGGGTAGCATTTCAAACCAGACGGCCGATGATGTTTTATAAGAGCCAGGCTCTCCCCAAAAGCAAAACGCTGCCATTTTATTTCCTTATAAAATTAATAATAAACTTAGTTAAATATGCATTTAATAGAAAATTTAGCGAGTTGGGTATTTGCATAATATTGATTGCAACGCGCAAATCATTTGGTAATGCTGCGAGTTGATTATTTAGGATTGTGCCGAAATTGAAATTTTCTATTAATTGTTTGGCTATTGGCCACACAAATTTAATCGTTTGGTACTCAGCCCAAAGTTGCGCTTTTACATACCATTCGAACAGCCAAGCGAAAAAGCGGTCTATTAAGTTTGGCGTGTCGTCTAAAAAGAATTTTTCTATACTGTTTAATGTTTCTATCGCGTCAGAAAAAAAGCCGCCAGTACCGTCATTTGCGAGCGCAGAAAATGACGATACCGCGGCAAGGGTAAATATGAATAATATTTTTTTGTTCATTCTACTAACCTGAATAATCCGACTAATATGCAGATTGCATAAATAATCACCCCAATGGCTTGGAGTGCTGGCGTTAATTTTTCGAGTGACAAATCAAAATCGCCATAGGTTAAGCTGAGCGTTCTTTGTTCAAACGCTGAGCCCTCAACAGTGATTTCAACAATGTTTGTTAATTCTGCTTTGGCGGAATCTAAATAACTTTGTATATCGTCCCTGATTGTCTGAGCTTCTTCTTTAACTGTTGCAATGTCTTCGGGTGTAAAGAGGGCATCTATAGCACTTCTATCGTGTTCGTTTTGGCGTTTAGTGTATTGAACGTCTTCTGGTTTTGAATCTTCAATTGCATTTTTTATTTCACCTAATTTGTTTTGGGTTGTGATTGCTTGTGAACCTAAACCTTGACCGAGATTTTGAATTGCTGTTTTAGTGGCATCGCCGGATTTAATAATGGTTTCAGAAATTACACCGGTGCCTTTTTTGATTTCAATTAGCTGCTTGTTTCCGTCCCTGATTAAATTGTTTGTTTCTGCGATAAGCTCGTTTCGTTCTTTGTCTACTTCTGTCTGTTCTGTTGCTTCTGATTTGTCTTTTTCGAGCCAGTTTCCGCCAGCATCATTGCATACTGAGCAACTGGGATATGTGTAACTTGAGTCATCTAGTGAGCAAGTTCCTACGGATGACATATTTGAACAGTCTGTTCCTGTGCCTGCTGTGGGATCTTTTGTCCAAGTGCCATTGGCATCTTCACAAGCGCCTTTTGATGAATATATAACACCTAGTGAGCAATAACCGTTAGTATCAAGTGATGCGCTGTCATCGCCTCCGGCTGCGTCTGGATGTCGGTTTGGGTCGCATAGTAGTATTGTCCCTGAATTTATGCAGCCATCGTCGCATATCTCTGAACCGCTTATAGTTTGACAATGTTTTGAACGGTCGGCTTCACAATAGTAACCTGTAGATATAAAAGAGCATTTTTCGGGATTAGGGTTTTCTAAATCTTTTCCGTCTGTGTCGGTAGGTGATGGCTTGTCATAATCTGGATAGTTTGAATCTTGTCCGCAGTATGATGAAGAGCTTACACCTACCATGGAGGTGATATTTCCAAAGTCATCAGTGACGGCCTCATAATTACACACTGTGCCAGCGCTTGGATTATACCAACAAGCTGAAGTTTGGCCGGATGCGTCGGGGCTGATTATTGAGCTTTGACACTGTTTGTCCTTGGTTGTTGTGTTGTTTTGTTCGTCTGATTCTTCTTTTTGTTGTTGTGTGTAGTCTTGATATTGTTTGTCTGATAAACATTTTGTTTGACCGTCAATGTCTACAGGGTTTCTATACCAGTCCTGTGATTCATCATAATTTGAGTGCGCTTTTTCTTGCTCTGTTGGTTCTGGGCACTGTGAAACGGTTGTTGTTCCAAGCGGAGTTACAGCAAAATGTATACTTTCATTATAATAAGAACCGTTTGACACAACCTCATAAATATAATGGACATAGCCATAATTAGAATGTAACTCTATGTTTTGAGTTGAAACATAATTAACGCTTGTACTTTCAGCAAGCATCGCTTGTCTGTCTGTTTCTGCATTAGTTGAGCATGAATTGAGCACGTCACTTTGGTCGTCTCCGGTTAATAAATGATGTTTTTCATTTGAGCCAGAACCAGTTTTACAATCCCACGTTGAAACTTGTATTTGCTCTTCGTCTTTGTAATTTTCCCGTTCTTCCCAAAAATTTGCATGAGCTAGAAAAGTAAAAAAAATAGATAATGTTGTGACTGTTTGTGTTAGGTGTTTGATTAGTTTCATGGTGGGTTATCCGTGAAAAGAGGGGGCAAACGCCCCCTGTTTAACCTGCTCTGATTCCGCTTGTGAAGCCCTCCACGAAGCAGTAAGCAAAGCAGCAAGCGAAGAGAACAGAAACGGCCATGATTATTTACCAATCATGCGAACAACTGCATATAAGCCAAAACAAATAGCAGAAATACCGATAACGGCCACAACTGCTGCTGTAACGTTGGCTGTTGCGTCGGTTTGTGCACTGGTAATTGCTGCGGAATGGTCAACGGCCATCGCTGCGCCTGAAATAAACGTTGCTGGTACTGCTGCCCATTTGCTGCCTGAGATTAATTTTTTTGCATATGTTTTCAT